TCATGAACGGCCGGCCGCCGAAGAAAGGGTGATGAGATGTCACAAGTGACAATCAACGACGTTCGCTACGCCGTCCACGCCGCGCTTGACACCGCGTTCCCAGACATCCCGATCATGGGCGAAGAGATCAAGCAGGGTCTGACGCCGCCCTGCTTCTTCGTAAGGTTGCTCGAGCCGACACATACGCAGGAACTTGGACGCCGATACGCGCGCGTCCATCCTTTTGACGTACATTATTTTGCGCCTAACCGCCAGAACGATGACATGTACGACATGGCCGAACAGTTGACGACGGTGCTCCAGCAAATCGAGGTAGCCGGCCGTCCTATCCGCGGAACAGGTATGCGGTTTGAAATCGTGGACGAAGTGCTGCATTTCTTTGTTGAATACAATTTTCACGTTTGGGCGCCGAAACCGGAAGATCCGGCGATGCAGACGCTCGACGTGCAGGAGGGGTTGAAGTGAGCGAAAAGAAAAAAGCGGGCGTGACGTTCACCAAGCAACAGTTTCTGAAATCAGCCAATTTTACGTCGGTCCAAAAGGACGTGCTTCGCACGTTGCTGAAGGATGACGAAACGTACACGCTCGACCAGGTGAAACAAATGGTTGAGGATTTTGCAAAAAGGACGGTGAAGTAAGATGCCCGGAGGAACTTGGACTGTGCAAAACAAGGTGCGCCCTGGCGTGTATATCAACTTCAAGAACGAAGCGCATGCGCTCAGCACACTCGGCGAGCGCGGCGTTGTGAGCCTGCCGCTCGCGCTCAGCTGGGGCCCGGCCAAGCAAGTGATCGCCGTGGAGGCTGGCGCGGATACGTTCGACACGCTCGGGTATCCGATCACAGCGCCGCAGCTGTTGCTGGTCCGTGAGGCATTAAAGCGCGCTCGCACCTTGCTGCTGTACCGGCTCAACGCCGGCACGCAGGCGTCGGCCACGATCAGCGGCCTGACCGTAACGGCTAAACATGGCGGTGTCCGCGGGAACAACATCACGATCGTTATCCAAACCAACATCGATGATCCGGCCAAGTTCGACGTGAAAACGCTCGTTTCCGGCCAGGAAGTCGATACCCAAACCGTGGCGAACATTGAAGAGCTGCAGCCGAACAGCTGGGTCAACTTTACCGGCGCTGGCACGCTGACGACGACCGCCGGCACTCCGCTGACGGGCGGCGATGACGGCACGGTGACCGCACAGGATTATCTGGATTATCTGGCCGCCATTGAAGTTCATGATTTCAACACCATCGGACTGACGGCCGCGGACAGCACGACCAAAGACGTTTTCGTTTCATTCTGCCGGCGTCTCCGGGATGACGAAGGGAAAAAGATTCAGGTCGTCATGGAAAACTACCCGGCCGCCGACTATGAAGGCGTCATCAGCGTCAAAAACGGCGTCGTGCTGGCGGACGGAACCACGCTCACCGCAGCGCAGGCGGTCGCATGGGTGGCTGGCGCGACGGCAGGCTCAGCCGCGAATCAGTCGCTGACGTATGACGCCTATGATGGCGCCGTGGATGTAACGCCCAAATACACGAACAGCCAGATCATCGCAGCGCTGCAATCCGGCGAATTCGTATTTACGGCGATGGACGGCCGCGCGGCGGTGGAGCAGGACATCAACACGCTGCACACGTTCACGCCGGAGAAAGGCAAAGCGTTCGGCAAAAACCGGGTGATCCGCGTGCTGGATGGTCTCGGGAATGACTACATGCGGGTGTTCTCACAGTCGTATATTGGCAAAGTGCCGAACAACGATGACGGCCGGACGTTGTTTAAGTCCGAGATCATCAATATCATTAACCAGTACCAGAATATCGGAGCCGTGCAAAATTTCGACCCACAAACGGACGTGGAAGTCCTGCCGGGCGCTGACACGGACGCCGTCGTCGTGAATCAATGGGTGCAGCCGGTGGACAGCATCGAAAAAATCTACATGACCGTGACAGTGAGGTGATGACGAATGCCGTTCATGCGCGAACAAGACGCCATCAGCGGTAAGCACGCAAAGGCGTTCATCACGATCAACGGCCGCGTGGAAGAGCTCTTCTATGCCAAGTCGCTGGAGGCGACGATTGAGAAAAACAAAGTGGACGTGCCGATTCTCGGCAAGACCAACACCGCCCAGCGTTCGGCCGGCTGGTCCGGCAGCGGCACGCTGACGATCTATTACGTCACGTCGCTTTTCCGTCAGCTGATGTTGAATTACATCAAGACCGGCCAAGACTTTTGGTTTGACCTCGTTGTTACAAACGAGCAGCCTGGCAGCTCTACCGGGAAGCAGACAGTCATTTTGCGAAACTGCAACCTGGACAGTGTGTCTGCGGCCCAATTCGACGCGACCAGCGACGACATGCTGGAAGAGGAGCTGCCGTTCACGTTTACTGACTACGACATTGACCAAAGCTTCAACACCATCACGGGCGCCTGATGTGGGCGCCCTATTATTCAGGAGGGTAAATCATGAGCACGCTTCAGGAATTCTTAAACGCGCATCCTATTGACGACCTAACCGAAGAAGTGGTTGTTTCGCCGCGGTTCAAAGACAAGGACGGCAACATCCTCAAATTCAAAATCAAGGCGATGACCAACCAATCTTTTGACGAACTGAGGAAACGGTATACGAGAACGGGCAAAAAGGGCAAGGTGGAATTCGACGCTTCCGGATTCAACACGGCGATTGTCATCGAGCATACCGTGGAACCGAATTTCAAGGACGCGGCGAGCATTCAGCGGCTTGGCTGCGCCACGCCCGAACAGTATCTTTCCCGGGTGTTGCTGGCCGGGGAGATCGTAACCCTATCGCAAAAGATTCAGGCGCTCAGCGGATTCGACGTCGACATGGGTGACTTGGTAGAAGAAGCAAAAAACTGATCCTGGAGGGCGAGGCGGAAGCGAATTACGCCTATTACGTCCTCCATAAATTTCACCGGTGGCCGAGCGAATTTTTTGCGCTGCCGCTTAGGGAACGAGCGTTTGTCATGGCTGCAATCGATGTACGAATTGAATCGGAGCGAAAAGAAATCGCAAAAGCGAAACGGAGGTAGCCCTTCGTTCGTAACGAATGGTAAAATATGACTAAAACGGGAACGGAGGGTTCTTTTTTGTTTTATCTGTTAATGGTAGTTTGGTTGGTTTTTGGAATACTTTTTCTGATAGGGGTTATTTACTGGCTAATTAAGAAAAAACACGGAAAAATCATTTTAGGTTCGCTTGTTTTATCTTTGGGGAGTCTGATCGCGGCATTAGTAATTGGAAACGAACCGCCGACTCAACAAGCGGTGGAAACCGGTATTGATGCGGTCGAAGGTGTGGACAATGAGGTTATTATAGACGCCATCCAATTTGCGGGCATTAGTGAAGCTCAATTGATTGAACTCCTCGGAGAGCCAGATTCGAAGGAAAATTGGAGTTTTACGAGCAGTACCGGACAAAATCAAGAAGCTGTAATCTTTAGTTATGGCGATGAGAACACAGAATTTATCGTAATTGGCGGTAAAGTTGTGCGGTTCACGTATTACGGTTCGGGAGAAAAATACAGAGACGGTGAACATGCCCTGTCTCTCTTTGGGATCAAATCAGGGCCTGATATTACGGTTGTTGCAAATACCGGATCAGCCATACGATATCAAAAAGTGAATAAATCAGTAGAGGAGTTTTGGGTTGTCGATGATTTGGAAGAAGACAATACACTTGGAACAGTGAAAATTACATACGATTTGCGATATTTCTAGGCCCCGATCAGGGGCTTTTCTATTTGGGTTAAAGGGGGTGAACGGGGTGGCGTCCGTATCGGCAACAATAAGAATGTTCGATGCGATGTCAAAACCGCTCAAAAACATCACGACGTCTATGAATCTCATGATTCGAGCATTTGAAAAAATACAACATACCAGCAACCGAAATGTAAATGTCGACCGCATGCTGGCAGCTGCGAAAAAGAGCATTGCGGCCGCAGAATCGGAAATCAGGCGTCAAATAGAACGATCAAAAAAAGAGCAAGACAAATTTAACCGCTCCGTCAAAAATGGAAAAAATGACGTTAATGGTTTGCTTAATTCTGTGAGAACTGTAGCAGCAACATATCTTTCGATCCAGGGAGCAAAAGCGGTATCAAATGTAAGTGACGAATATGTGAATACATTGGCTCGTCTCAATCTCATCAACGACGGTATGCAGACAACAGCGGAATTGCAAGAAAAAATCTTTGCGGCAGCAAACGACTCGCGCGGAGTGTATGCCGATATGGCAAGCGCCGTGGGTAAACTGGGTTTGTTGGCATCCGATGCATTCACTAGCAACGACGAAATAATTGCCTTTGCTGATTTGATGCAAAAAGCATTCCGAATCAGTGGTGCGGGCACAATGGAACAGCAAGCTGGTATGTACCAACTAACACAGGCGATGGCGGCCGGACGATTGCAAGGGGATGAGTTCCGATCGATCATGGAAAATGCGCCGCTCTTGGCACAAGCCATTGCAGAATTCACCGGGAAGTCGAAGGGGGAACTGAAAGAGTTATCAGCTGATGGAGCGATAACAGCTGACATCATCAAAGGAGCGTTGTTTTCAGCAGCGGACGAAATCAATGAACAATTTGAAAAAATGCCGCGTACATTCAGTGACGTTTCTAACCAAATCAAAAATTCGATAATACAAGAAATGGGTCCGGCGATTCAGCGGATCAGTGACATGTTAAATAACCCGGAAACAGAAGATAGTCTGCGAAACATTGGACGTTTGATAGCAGATTTAGGAGTCCAAGTCGTTCGTCTGGTTGGTTTCATCGCACAAGTCAGTGATTTCATGCGTACCAATTGGACGGTCATCGAACCCATCCTCTGGGGGATTGTCGGTGCCATCATAGCCTGGCAAATCGCCCAAATAGGGTTGAATATTGCACTGGCTGCCAATCCGATAGGTCTAATTATCATGGCAATTGCCGCGTTGATTGGACTGATCATCTTCTTGGTAAAATGGATCATCAACCTTTGGAACAATAACGACAATTTTGCAGCAGCACTAATGAGAGCCTGGAATTCGATTCTCAACTTCTTCGACCGAGTGCCCATTTTCTTTCAGCGTGTAAGTAACGGAATTACCAACGCTTTTCAATGGGCGAAAGTAGAGTCACTGAAATTGATGGAAAAATTAGTCAATGGAGTAATAGATGGATATAACTGGTTGATTGAAAAACTAAACAAAATTCCTGGAGTAAGTCTTGATGCGCTGAGTCACGTTGAATATTCGGCCAAAGCGGCAGCAGAAGCAGAAGCGATTCGGCAAGCAGGAGAAGAAAAGCTAGTCCGTATGGAAGCGGAAGCCGCTCGAAAAGCAGCAGAACGGGAGCAACGGGTGCTGGATTTTCTCGAAGATCGGGCAGCACGACGCGCTCGTGAAGAAGCCGAAAGAGAAGCAGAGAGAGGTATGGGATTCGATTATAGCCAATGGCAGACCGCATCCATCGATAAAATCGACCAGGTCGGCGAAGTCGGCAAAATCCGTGACACCGTGGACATCTCAAGCGAGGATTTGAAGATGATGCGCGAGCTGGCAGAGATGAAGAGCATTCAGAACTTCGTATCGCTGCGGCCGTCGGTCCGGGTGCAGACCGGACCGATCAGCAAAGATGTTGACTTTGATACAGTGATGGCAAAGATCGAAACGGTGCTCACCGAACAAATCGCCTCGTCGGCAAAGGGGGTGTACGGAGTTGGCTGAGGACATCATCAAAAATACCATTGATAGATTACGGGAAAAAATCGTTCGCTCGACGAAAGTGGTTTGTGACCGAAAGGAAGGGCAGCTGGTTGGAATCGTAAAAATGGATGACAGTGTTGTTACCGCCGTCCATGAAGCAGTCGATGAATTGAAACGGCTAACCACCTGAATACGGGGCGCGAAGAAGGGTTATTTGCCAAACTTCTTTAAGGTTCGTTCAAGCTTTTTGAAGGATTTGTTAAATTCCCCAAACGCATGGTCAACATCTGAGAGAGTTTTCTTTGTCGTCTCGTCGTGATTCAGCTGTATGTCGACTTGGCAATGCGGACATTGCACGATGTTGCCGTCCGTCATTATTTCTCTGAATTTGACGCTAAATTTCGATTGGCATTGAGGACAATCAATTTCGATGTCCTCGTTGCCAAATAATGATTCGAGATCAAGATCCATGAACGTCAACCTTTCTCTTCTCGCGCCCCGCAATTACAACATTCTGTAAAATGTTTCTATCACCTGCATGGGAGGTGGTATTTTGGCCAACAAATATGGTATCTGGCTTTCCTGGAACAACCAGCAGGAAGTTTTTGAACTGCCGGTTCTCCCGAATGAGATCGGTCCGTCTATGAGCGGCGACGGCGCCGAACATGAAGTTGTCGGTCTCGGCAAAATCAACGTGATCAAGGATCGCGGCCTGGCCGAATACACGATCGAAAGTCTGTTCCCGGCGCAACGGTACCCGTTCGTCACGGCATCGATCGTGCTGGAGCCAAAGGTCTATGTGGATTACATCATGAAGTGGTGGGAAACGAAACGTCCGATTCGATTTGTGGCCGCGACAGCCACGATGGAAATCAACACACCGGCCAGCATCGAAAGCTTTGAGTGGAAAGAAGTCGCCGGCAGCCCCGGCGACATTTCATTTTCTTTAAGGCTCAAAGAATATCGGTTTTATGCTGCTCGACGTGCGGAGGTGACACAGTCGGCTAGCGGAAGGGCGGCTGTACAGAAGCCCAAGCCGGTTCGTCCGGACGAGCGCGTGCCGCCGAAAACGTACACACTGATGGCGGGCGACAACCTCTGGAAGGTGGCGCAGAAGGTTCTTGGTGACGGCAACCGGTGGCGCGAGATTCAGCGGTTGAACGGGATCAGCGACGCGCAGCTCAAATCCCTGCCGGTGGGGATGGTGC